CCTTCACCACCGGTTCGGCTATTACAACCTTAGTATCCTCTGTCCTTTCTATTTCACTCATGATTACTAATTGCTCATATTTTTCAATATAACTATTAATTTGAGTATTAATATCCATACTATATATTTTAGATGCCAATTGGCGTGTATTCCTCATTTTGTCCAAATAATTGTAAAAATACGATTTATTATCCACAAAATACTTCCACATAATATTTTTAAAGGGTCTAAACCCATATGGAATATTCAATAATGTATCAATTGTAGCTACACAAACATTCCCATATTCTACAATTGCGTTATATTTATCGGCTCTACTATCTTTACATTTTTCCCACCCAGGTTCATTTTGAATGGGGGATTCATTGAGTAATGTTTGAATTGATAGTAGCACCGTGCTTAATGTGCAACAACTCGTCCAACTGGGTCCAGACCAAGTACCTAAAATAGACAAGCATACCTTGCCACTAACATACAGATTTGGATTAAATCGTATATTTTTCCCATAGGTTACAAACTTTACTTTCGGTGGTTCAAATGGATATGACGGTGGGAAATCTAGGTTAAATAAATATAATCCGTGTTGATATGGGGTGTCTTTAGGTCCAATAATTAAAACCTTGACTTGTGTAAAATCAGCCTCATCAAAGTGGCAATAAATACCGCTTTCATTTAAATTAGATGTTTGGAAATTTTTAATATCTTTAATGACACGTTTGGGAACATTCATAGTAATAATAGTAATAATAAAATTAAACTTAAAATATGATTAAATCAAATCAATTTAATTTAATTTAATTTAAATTTATCCATACCTACATTTTATTAAATATAACAAAAACATAATAAAATAAATCATCAATTTAAAAAAATTGAGTTTACATATTTATAAATGACTTAAAATATTTTCTAATTAATTGATAAAATGGCTTATGTTTCTAAAAACACGTTGAATAATTTTCTTAAAAAAAACAAAAAAAAGGAAGACCAACAATATACACATACAGCATTGCCAAATCCACCAGAAAGTTTCGCAGGCTCTTATTCCATTTCTGAAAATAATTATGATACTTTTTTAGATGTTTATTACGATTCGGTATTTAAACATAAAAATAACGCATATCTGACTGAAAAACATTTGGATTATGCGCCTATTCTAATTGATTTAGATTTTCGGTTTACCCTTCAAAATCAAAAACGCGTATATAACGAAGACTTTATTAAACGTTTCATAAAAATTTATATGAAACATATAGAAAAAATAACAAAGTGCGACGATATTGAAATATTTATTTTAGAAAAGAAGGCCCCGCGTCCTAATAAAGATAAACAAATTGTAAAAGACGGCATTCACATTATGATACCCGATATTATTACTATACCGAAATATCAATATTGTTTCCGACATAGTGTTATACATGATCCGGAAACAATCGCCTTAATTAAAGAACTAAACCCCACGAATGATATTAATGATATTATAGATTTGTGTGTAATTGAACGTAATAATTGGCAGTTATATGGCTCTATGAAACCTAACAATGAACCATACTTAGTGACAAAAATTTACAATTACACCACAAACGAAGAACTAGACGAATATGATGTCGCTAATACTTATACAGATTTGAAGCTTTTAAAAAAATTAAGTCTTCGTAATATCCACGAAAGTGAAATAAATGACATTTATGATGCTGGGTATGAATCCCTTGATAAACAATATGAAAATATGGATGGTGAATATAAAGCCAGGCGAACCAAGAAAAAAACTAAGAAAACCCGAAAAAATAAACCTAAAAATACCATTAAAACGAATTATGGTGCGGATGATTTAACTCCAGAAAAAGAAAAGAGAGAATTGGAAAAAATTAGAAAATTGGTGAATATTCTAAATGTAAGAAGAATTGAAGATTATACCTCCTGGATTGAACTGGGGTGGTGCTTACATAATATTGACTATCGTTTATTGGACACCTGGAAAGAAGTTTCACATAAATCAACTAAATACGAGGAAGGTGAATGTGAAAAACAATGGGAAATAATGGAAGAAAATGGGGGTTTGGGTATCGGCACACTTCATATGTGGTGTAAACAAGATAACCCCGATAAATATAAAGAATTGCTAGCCAACGATATAACTCGTCTTATATATAAATCTTTGAATGGCTCACATAACGACGTTGCCAAAGTAATATATGAAATGTTCAAGCGGGAGTTTGTTTATGGTTGTAGTAAAAATTGGTACCAGTTTAAGAATCATAGATGGAAATGTATTGGCGACGGAATTGCTTTAAAAAAGAAATTATCGAATGAATTAGTTAACGAATATTTGAAATATACAACTGAACTGAGCAATAAAATTAGAGATATGGAGGTGTCTGGTGATGACGACCATAAAGATTTAGAACATAGCAAGCTTGAAAAGGCTTTTAAAGTTATTTCCAAATTAAAAACAAATAATTTTAAAAATTCCTTAATGAACGAATGTATAGAAGAGTTTCATAACGACGAATTTGAAGAAAAATTGGACCAAAATGTAAATTTACTTGGATTTGAAAACGGTATTTACGAACTTGATACCGATATATTTAGAGACGGTCTTCCAGACGATTACATTTCATTTAGCACAAAAATTAACTATGAAGAATTTGAGGCCAATGACGAATATATTATGGAAATCAACTCCTTTATGCAACAAATCCAGCCTAAAAAATCCACTCGTGAATATGTATTGACTCTATTATCCAGTTTTTTGGATGGTAAGATTTCAGAAGAAAAATTCCCCATATGGACCGGAACGGGTGGTAACGGTAAAAGTAAGTTAATTGAACTTATGTCTAAATCTATTGGTGATTATCGGTGCCCCTTACCAATTTCACTGCTAACACAAAAGCGTGCCCGGTCAGAAGCTTGTAATCCCGCCTTGGCAGAAGCCCAAGGTAAGCGTTATGCGCCATTTCAAGAACCCGATAAAGGCGATCGGGTAAATGTGGGTTTGATGAAAGAACTTTCTGGTGGTGACGAAATTAAGGTTAGAAATTTATACAAGGGTAATATTACTTATAAACCCCAATTTAAAATGCTTCTAGTGTGTAATGATTTGCCTGAGATGGATAGCGATGACGGTGTTTGGCGTCGGGTGCGAGTGGTGAAATTTCAGTCTAAATTCAAGGAAAATCCCGATCCAAAAGACCCATATCAATTCCCTATTGATACAAGTTTATCGGAAAAGTTTGAATGTTGGAGTGAGCCGTTTATATATATGCTCATTCAATACTATAAAAAATATAAACAAGAAGGCTTGTTTGAACCCGATGATATTAAGTTGGCAACTGAAAATTACAAAAATGATTCCGATTGCTTCGCATCATTCTTCAATGAAAAGATTGAACTTAAACCGGGCGCCAATATTCATATTGATATAGCTTTTGCCAGATTTAAGGATTGGTATGCGATATCATTCGGTTCAACTAGTGTTCCAAACCGTAAAGACCTGAAACAAAGTATGACAACTAGATATGGTAAGGGAATAAAAAGTGGTAATTTATTTAAAGGTATTAATTGGGTGTCGGAATTCACCGAAGGCTTTATTCAAGACCAAGATGATACTGAATCTGAAACTGAAACTGAAATAGAAGAAATATAAAGAAAATAATTATAAATACTAATTTATTATTTAATATAAATAGAATATCCTATTAAAACCATTAATGCTATAACACTTAGCAACGTCATGTAAAACATTATTATATTCACTGTTTTTTTATAGTCATTATTTTTAGAAAGATGTTTGAAATCACGCATTTTAGAACTATAGGCCTCTTCTTTTTTTTTAATTTCAGCAGTTTGCTCAGATAAATCCCTGTTAATTTTAGAAAGCATTTCCTCGTTTTTTAATTTAAATGAGTGTTCTAATATTGCCAAATTAATATGGTATAGATAAAACTGTAGTAAGTCTTTAAATTTCTGCTTTTCTTTCTCTAATGCCTTTTCAAATTCCGATTGCTCTTTTTTTTTAAGATTAGACGAACCCGCGTTATTCGCGACTGAAGCATCAAACGAACCCGTTCCTTGTATATTACCCATTATATTATTATATTAAATTAAATTAAAATAAATAATAATCACGATAAATATAACTTAGGTACACGAAACATAACTTTTTTTTAAAATAACATCGTTTATGTTAATTATTTTCTCTTCATTTTTCCGAGGTCGCCCCATAGAAGCACGGTTCAAATTCGCCTCCAAAGTATTCATATCAAATAATACAACTAATTTATTATCGCCGAGTATATCCACGACAGTCGCTTCCCATCTTACATTGGATTCTTCATAGCCATCAACCAATAACCCCCCATTTCTACAAAGCACCTTGGATCCCTTTCGCATTTCGGATTTCAACGAGGTATTAAACAATATAATTTCATTCGATAGTTTGTCAACTTCTATAAACCCAAGATTGCCTTTTAATTCTACTGTATACGTTTCGGTATTTATCTTGGTCACTTGTCCATAGACATATACATAAAAATAATTATCATCTATGGGTTGTCGCAACACATTATAAGTATTCGTATAATCGGATTTGGTATTGAAAAAATTAAAAATACCCTTCTTTACTTTTCGCTTGACATATACAAAATTATTAACATTTATACATTTATTTACGGGATGTTGCGATATAATCCATTTATTTGCGTTAGAGGACTCGTTACATTCCCCTATTTTTAAGACGTTATCTTGTTCGTATATACATTTGGAATTTATATTAAATATTAGTCGGTTATCATTAGTATATTGTAATTGCTGATTAGGCAAATTGGCTGCATTTATTTCATCAATATATACAGTATCACTATTAATTGTTAATCCATATTTATTATTACCTTTTAATCGAATAGTGTTATCAAGTCTATAGTAAATCCAACTATTAGAAAAATCGTTTTCACTTGTATTTGTCGCCGTGATGACCGCCTCGGGTTCTATAGCATCACTTTCATATGTCGGATTAAAATTAGACCATAATGACTTGTCAATTACTATAACATTTTCGGTATTCATATTTAAAATTCGGAAATCTTCTTTATTTTCTTTAACGCTTGAATATTTTATCGGAATATTTTCGGCAATTTGTGTCGGCTCATCCGTTACCATAAACGCCGCCGTTTCCAATTCATTTGATTTAACCGAATTCATGTAAAGTCGCTCATTATAAGTTTTAGGGTCCGTGTTTATTGTATAAATTGGATACGCAAATCTATTGGGACGTTTATTCTTTTCGGTAGAATTATAGGCGATAAAATAAGCATTATCTAGACTATTCCATAAACTCATCGGTTTTAAATTGACATCCTTGGGCGTATTCCATACTTTATTTCCGAGTTCCGATTGATTTATATAGTCGAACGCCACTGTATAATATTTGGTTTTCCGAGGTTTGATTCGGGATGTCGTTACAATATTTCCCAAAGCCACAAACCCTTCTCGTGGCACCATTTTCCATATATATTGGCTATTATTGGATTTATATATCAATTCAAAATCTATAGGGTAAGCACACGCACCTTTAATTAACTTGGAATAAATAGTTTGAAGACTGTCCACTTTGCTTTGTGGCACCAGGATCTGACCAAAACATTTGAAATCATTTTGGGAAACGGGTTCGTACACATTTACAATTTCATTTTGATTATCGTTAAATGAAGTGATTAGAGTGTATGAATTGGTTAATTTGGAATATAACTGGGTTTTGTAATTGAACCCCAATCTATGTTTCAAATAATACTTTTTGTCATTTTTAATTTGACATAAACTAATGGCATTATCCATTGATTTAATTGGGAAAAACGACACCTGCTCTTTCGTCGGGGGATGTTGCTGAAAACTCAACCAACAACACCCTTCATTGGAACATAAATATTTATCGCCGATTAATAAACTTATAGTCCCGCTTTCACCACTTAACCCTTCAATTATTCTAAAATAGGAATTATCAAGAGTGTAATTTGGACTTATAACCGGCAAATTATCCTTTATCACCATTCTCAAATTACTATGAAGCAGTGGCTGAAGTCTTATATTGGAATAAGTAAATCTAAAATCATAAATAACGGGTATATCCATATTACCTATTGGTATGACGGTGGAATTCAAATTTGGCACTTTCGGCGCTTTAAAGTAATTTATAAGGTGTTTGGGCTTTTGTTTAACCGAAAATGTTTTGAATTTTTTCATATACATATCCAAGTTTTTGTCTGGTTCCTGGAAATTCATACAGACGAATTGACATCCCAAATTAAAGCCATCATATGGATTATAATTCATTTTAAATAGGTCAAATTCAGGTATGACCACCGTAAGGGCGTTTTTATTTTCTTTGGGTAAATTCAATAGTTTATACGATTTATTGAAAAAGCGCAACTGAACATTAGACCCCGATAATTCCTCTTTGAAAACGATGCTTTCCGATAAAACCAACATATTATTAGTTATTTGGATAATTTCATATAATTGGTCGGTATTGTCATTAAATTTAGAACCGGAAATGCGAACTACATGCGATTTACTAAGTTTCAAATCAATAAAATTTGTATCGTCTTCAATTTGAATTTTATTTTTATTGAATCGGAGTTTTGAACTAGTAAGTGAAATTATAGGCATTTCTTTTGGATTTGAAATGAATTCTTTAGTGGGCAATTCATAACTATTAAATACTTTCAAATACGAACTACTAGTATTCATATTTATTATTTTGGTTAAGTCTGAACCGCCATAATTATCTGTGGCCAATATAATTAATTTTTTCATTAAGAAACACATCCTCGTTTGCGCGAGGTTCGTATTTACTTTTTGATATAAATGGTGATTACAGGTGGATTTTATTATTGCGTATAATTTATTCAGAGCATCCACATTTCCATTGGTTCGTAAGTCTAGGAACACAATGAAAGGGTCTGTATAATTGTCAACGAATTTCTCGCTAAATGCTAATTTCCCTATAATTTTAAACAAGTCTATTGGATTCACGCTATTCTGAGCATTCAGGATGGTACCCATTTCATTTCCCGATGATAAAACCGGATTATTGTCGCCTTGAGCAAATACTTGCACATATATAAATCTAGCGCCATATTGAATAACTTTAGTCACCATACTAATGGACGAGTAATCGTATTTTTGGAATCCAACTAAATACGGCATATAAGAACTTGATATGTAGAATTCCGATAGAGTTTTTGTGGCTAATGGTCCAGAACAAAAATCATATGACTGTTTTTTATTATATTTAATGTACTTTTTTTCAAATGCGTCTATTTTTGCTACAGTGCGATTGGAATAGGAAACTAAATACCAACAAATTAATAATATAATTAATATAATTACAACGATAACTGAGGTAGTATATTCGTGTAGTAATGATTTAATATATTGATAATACATTAATAAATTAATAGATATTTTTATTTATTTTATTAATAGATATTTTTATTTATTTTATTAATAGATATTTTTATTTATTTTATTAATAGATATTTTTATTTATTT